CCTTCAAAAGTATATACCTTTAAACCAGTACCAAATTCTTCAGTAGTTTTAGAGCCTACTCTTTTTTTGGAACCTTCACCATCTATTATTTTAGTTTCTAGTCCCATTTAATTAAAGTTCTTCAAGAATACTTACTGATACTACACAGGTAATTAATGCAGTACCTGTAACAGCTTGTAAACCAATAGCTGCTCCTTTAGGTATATGAATATTAGAAGATGTTCTTAGATGTTCCATTTTATTTGCAGTGTCACATCTTATAAAAAAGACTGTACCATCATTAGTTAAACCTGTAGTATCTGTATCTTTTTTTGCAGTAGCTGAAGGTAAAGTAGAAACTAGTCCTCTGTTTCTATTTACTGCATCCACATCTGCACTAGCTGTGTAAGAAGGAGTTCCACTAACCCCATTTATATTAATAGTATCAGCTGAAGCAGACATAACTCTAATATCTGTAATAGTGTAAATCTCTTCCCCAGTATTTTCAAAGTAGAAAAAATAATCATTAGCTCCTACAGGAGTAGTAGTAAAGTAATAACTCCAAGTTTTACCCTCTCTAGCAATATGTTTGTCTTCTGGTTCTGTTACTGCAAAAACATGTAATCTGCCAAAACCATCAACATGTGCTTCTTGTTGAGAACCTGTACCATCTTTTATTGTAGTTTCCATAATTTTTTATAATTTTATTAATCAAGTATTTCTTGATGACATATAAAGGCTACATAAACATCTTGAGATGTATTACTTGGTTGTGGATCAATCTTAACTCCTATAGTACTACCTTTAGGTAATACCTCATCTATTTGAGCAAATAATCTACCATTAGATGTTTGGAAGAATATTAAATGATCTTCTCCACCTGTTAATGTAGCTCCTGTAGCTCCTTTATAAGCTGTAACATCACCTAAAGTATTTTGAGAACCATAATTTCTGTTACTTTTAATATCAACATCTGTACTAAAACTAGCACTGGTAGGGTTTTTAACTACAGTAATTTTAGGTATACCTCCAGAACCACCTGTTGAGGGGCCTAATCCTACAGCAATAGCTGTAATGTGAAGAGTTTTTTCTTCATCATTTTTTAGATACATTACTGCAGTATCTACTGAATCTGTAAGAGTAATAACTCCAGTGTTAATGTTATATGCTACACCCTTTTTGTTAGCATCATCATTTTCAGTAGTAGTAACTGCTTGGGTATATAGTCTATTATCACCATTTACCTTGACAAGTTCTCCAGTACCAGTACCGTCTTTTATTTTATATTCTGCCATTATCTTAGAATTTCTTTAATTAATTTATTATTTAACTTTAATTCTTCTAGTATGTTTTGTAAACAGCTCAATGTCTCAGATTGTACTTCTAACTCCTTTAACATATTAGAATCATTTTCAGTACTCTCTACATATAATACTACTTGCAAATCGTCAGTATCCGCCATGCTAGTAGTATCATAATCTAAAGTTAAAGTTAAACTAGACATTGAGCCACCATACCCAGCACATCCAAAGTTATATATAATTACGTTATCTGTAACATTAGTAATTAATAATATATGATTTAATTCTACAGCTCCATAACTTTGAGTAAAAGTTACAGTTTTAGCTGAAGCATCAAAACTATAATTAGTACTATCTAATATAACTTTTTCCATTTAAAATATAATTGACCAAGCTAATGCTTGACATTTATCAGCTTTTCTAGCATCTAGTTCAGCAATGGCTTCACTATTAGTTTCTATACTAATTTCTACAGTATTAAACCTATCATTAGAATCTTCGTTATGCTGAAGATCAGTAATATCAACTAAATACCCTCTATCGTCACCAATAAAAACTCTGTATTTGGTATGGTATTTGATACCCCTTTGAGCTTTTCTATTGATGTGAATTTCACGAAGCTTATCTATATTATACTGTTTCGCCATTATTATTTTTTTCTTTATCTCTACGATAGTTATTATAGTCTTGATAACCTTTACCGAATATACCAATCATTACTAGCTCTAAACCATAATGAGCATATCCTTCAGTTTCTGCTATAGAGCAGTACCAAATAATACCTAGACCATTAACTACAGCTAAGAAGTTTAAAAGTCTCATCATTGATGCAGCAGTTTCTCCATCAAAGAATTTTTTAAACCAATTCCATATGTTACTTAACTTACTCATTGTCTACTTTACCCTTTAAATAAAAAACTTCTTTAGTTAGTTCGTACTGTCTGTCTTCAATCTTTTCGATAAACATTTTTATTTCGACAGCAGTTCTCATTGCTCTGGTATACCTTTTATCACTTCGTTGTGATTGAATTTCAAACTCTCTTGTAACTAATTTGTTGTTATCTTGAATAACTATTTTAAGTTCTTCTATACCGGAGCTATTTGATCTAATTGTATAAATTAAACCAAATACCCCACTTATCATACCAAAAACTACTATAATTATAGCAGTCCAACTATTCAGTAGGTTCCCTATCTTCGTTAGTCTCTCTGGCATTTTCTAATTCTTGTTTAAGTTTTTTATTCTTTAAACGTTCATTTTTGATTTTATACCACAAGTATATCACACCACCTACAGTAGTGAAAAAAGTTAGATATGGGTTTATGTCTGCTAAATTTAACATACTTGCTGCTTGAAACGTTATTGATGCTAATAGAGTAGCTACTCCACCAGCTTCACCAATAGGTGAATTTATTACTGAATCCATTGTATTACTTTTTCTTTTTAAAGTTGAGTTTATATTTTGCACCTATAACAAATTGTTTATTAAATATGTCATAACCTGTTTCTAGTATAGTACTGTTAAAATCAATACCTAACTTAGGTACTATGGTACCATTATTGGTACTATTACCTATTGCAACATCAGCCCCTATAAACATTTTAGGTTTACTTTTGTAAATAGTAACTACAGTAGAATCATGTATAATGATACTATCTGTTTGATGTATATATTTTGGGAATAGTGGTTTATATGCTATGTCTTGATTTATCAAAGTAGCTACACTATCCTTAACTTTAATGTTTGTTGTAATATCACCAGTAATTAAACTATCACTTACATGTGTTTTAAAAGTATATAATTTACTAGTGTCTTTTTCAATATTTGTAATATTTGTGTATGAAAGCAATGTTTTGGTCTTTACTATTGTATCATAAAATAAAGTAGTATCAATGTGTGTAATATATGTAGTATCTGTATAGTGGTCAACCTCTATATCTTCAGGTTCTTCCCGACCACCACATCTTATTACTACTAAAGCCATTAATAGTACAATAACTAGATTTTTTATAGTATGTGACCAATCTGTTTCCATTACTTAGGTATACCGTTAGCTTCTATAAATATAATACATTCTATAATAGCATCAACTATTTTTTCTTGTCCTTCGTCACTCATTAGTATTTCTTTACACTCGTATTCGTTGGTATGAAAGAAATTCTCTAATAAAATTGCGGGACATACGGTTTTTTTAATTATATAAAAATTAGCTTCTTTATCTACATCACCATCTTTAGTATCTTTTCTAAATTTTCTATCCATGAATTTATCCTGGAATCTATTATAAAAGATAGACGCAATCTTATCAGAAGTAGTTTCTCCTACAGAAGTAAATATCTCCCAACCTTGTGCATTTTCATTACTATGTCCGTTAGAGTGAATTGATACTAATATTTTATTTTTATAAGGTAGTTTGTTAATCCAGTTAACTCGATCTTTTAAAGGTACGTCTGTACCATCTTTAGGGTCTACTGTATAAGCAAAATCAATATCATAATCTCTTAGCTTTCTACCAACTCTTTCAGCAATTTGTCTGTTACCAACACCTTCAAAGTATTGAGTACCATCATCCCATACAGGGCTTCTTTTACCTTTAGTTTGATAAACACCATTCTTCATACCACCATGACCCGGATCTATGACCCATAAGTATTTTGATTTTGCTTGTATGTCTTGTAGTTTATTTTCAGCCATAGCTCTTTGTTGTTCTCCTTCTTGTGTTATATTCATATTTATTTAGTTACGGCACTACAGGTGGCGCAATAGGTGGTTTTGGTAAACCCAATCCTAACCCCATCATAATTTAAAAAGTTTTATAATTAATCTTTGTAACCAATTGTATTTAACCACTTTTGGTTTTTTGTTTGGCTTTACCACAACTTTTAATTTAGCTTTAGACATTCTATCTAAAGGGTTATCTAAGTGTGATATTAATATTTTTTCTTTAGCCATTATATTTCGTATTCTGCTAATTTAGCCATAACTCTAGTACCTAGAGTCTCAGAATCATAATTCATATTTACTACTGGTACTTGAAATAATCTTACACCAAATTTTGAACCATTAGGTGTTTCTAAGATTACATCTACATCAATAGTCATGTTAGATGGAAATATTGTAATATTATCCGAGTTAATAGTTATAGTAGGATCTACTATTTCACTTCCACCATTTAACCAATCAAATTTATAAGTTGCCATAATTATAATCCTAAATCTGCTGCTGTATCAGCAATTCTTATCATAAAGTAAGTATATGATGCTGTAGTTGGTGACACCATAGACATACTACCATTTTCTGTAATATAATACATTATTCTCGTATTACCAACATTTATACTAGAACTTAACACTCTCCAGTTTGATGCTGTTGGTGAACCTGAAAACAAATAATCAAAAGGAGGATAATCTAATCCACCATTCTGATTAATAGCTTGTGCTCTGTAAACAATTGAATGTAATTCTGACTCATTAGGTAAATACCAATCTGTATAACTATTCTGAGTACTTGCTACACAAGCATCAATAGCTGCATTACCTGAAGTACCACCTACTGTACCACCATTAGGTAATACTGGACTTGGTGTTGTAGTCCCAAATGGTAGTGCATACCACATTGGTACTGTACCATTAACTTGATCGTAATAGGCAAAATCACATACTTCTTCAGAAGGGAATGCTAAAGCTCTAGTAGTACCAACACCGTTTACATCATAATAACTGGTGCCATCTGTATAACCACCAGTATTACCACAATATCTATAGGTGTGACCCCAAGGGTTCGTGTAACTTAATTCAAAGAAATCAGTACCTCTACCTCTTTCAGTATCACCATCATCACCAGTTCTAGATGAAGTAGTAACACCTGTTTTGTAAAGGTTAGCTACATTATCACCAGAACCACCCCCAGAACCACCTCTAGTATGTAAAGCTAAACCTAACATATTCTAGAAAAAGTTTTTAGTGTCTGTGAATAAATACTGCTCCAGAAGTTAATTTAATAGAGTATACATTCATATACCAAACATGACCAGCTAATATAGTCTCACCTACTAATGTATTACCTTTGCAATTTGAATCAATTGATGCAATTACAGTATCTTCTATTGCTTGAATAGCGTACCCCTCTAGACCTGTTACTTCAGTAGTATCAGATATAAAGTATGGGTTAGTATTCAATAAAGCTTTCCCAACTAACTGTTGAGAAGCTTTGTCTCTCTTGTCTCTTAACATTATAATACAAATTATAAATTAGTAGTAATAACTCGGTATGTTACAATTGCTCTAATTACTCCAGCAGCAGTACCTGGTTGAGTTACTGCAGTTGACGCTAAGTTAATATTAGAATTTACTCCTAATACATAGTCAGCAGCAGCTAACGCACTAAGATTGATAACAGTATCACCTGCTTTTGTAATTAAGTCTGCAGTTGCAATTGATGGAGATACGGCTACTGAATTAATATAGATTGTAAGATCATCTCCTGCACCACCTGTATAAGCAGCAGTATCATAATCATAAATCAATACTGCATTTACAAATTGTAAAGCTGTTCCTGCACCTGCTGCTGCAACTAGTTCTGCACCACCTGCATGACCTAAATCACCTGCATCAGTTCCTACAATTTCAGTAGCAGTTAATGTTACCTCAGTAGTATATTCTACAACATTTGTAGAAATAGTAATACCACCTGTTAAGCTATTAACTCCTGTAGCAGTTACAGCGTTATCTTTTAATGTAACACCATCTACAACGACACCATTACCAGATGTTTGTTCTTGAATAGTATCTGCAGTTAAAGTACCATCAGATCCTTCAATTTCTAATACAGCATCTACTAATTCATTAAATTGTTTTGAGTAAACTGGAAATCTAGCATCCCCTTCACCCGGTAGATGATTATTTGCAGTTACTTTTTTTGCTATTGCCATTTTTGTTTAATTTTAATTAGTTTAATTATTATGCTAATACTGGAGCAGTTGCACCATCTACAACATTATATAAAGCTAGTACTGTCCAGCTAGAACCATTCCATAAAAGTTCACATGTATCACCTACATCAGCAAATGTAATAGTAGTTCCACCAGACAAGTTAGCAGGTGTTAGCGTACCGTCACCAGCATCAACAATCATCTGAATTTTTTTGATTTGACCTTTAACATCAGCATCAGCTAATGTAAATGCATCAGCACCTGTTGTTGTCATAGTAGTATAGTAAACTACATTACTAATAGCACCAGGCCCACTATTAGACGATTGTGCAGCATTAGGTATAAATCCTGGCCCACTTACTACAATTGCAGAAGCTGCTTGAATTTCACTACCTGTTTCTACTACGAATTTATCTGCTTCAAAAGAAAAATCTTCAGAACCAGAAATATAAATACTGATGTCATCATCAGCACCAGAAGTGATGTAGGTATCTTCATCACCGTCTAGAATGTATTTTTTTGTACCAGAAGGATTGATGTTACCACTGTTCAGTTTAACACTGTTCAATGTCATGGCACCACTCACTTCAAAAACTGTTACTCCCATTTTTTATTTTATTTATTTAACAATCACAATATTTATCTAAAGTGCAATAAAGCGAATTTAGCATTTGGCAAATCTCCTCTTTCGTTAAACCATTTACTTCTTCATTTGTATCATCATCACCTGCAGATGTATCATATGAGGTAATTCTATAGAGCAATGCTCTAGCGTATTTTAAATCTCTTATTTCATTAGCTAGATCACAGTCTTTATACTTACCTAACTTAGTAGCTATGGTTTCACCAAGACATGCTAACTTACATTGGTAAGTTGTTACTATTTTCTGTTTATCTAGATCAGTTGTCATTATCTAACTAATATTGGTGGGATTGAATCTAATATCCAATATGTAGTACCACCACTCCCGTAATTATTTATTTTCAACCCTGCTGTAGCATAGTTTAATTCAAAACTAGAATGCGAACTTGCTGTAGAAGTATCACTAATAGAAGAGAATAAATTTTGGGTTAATCCTGTAATAGCTGTTTGAGCAAAGGTTGCAGAAGTTGCAGCAGCATCATTTAAAGTACCTCTAAAATGAATAAAGCCCATACCATCTATAACGTACTCAGCTTTAGTTTTTAAAGTAGCATCTTGAGAATCCCAACCATTTATTAAGGTTAGTGGCCTCCAAGTAAGATCACAACAAGTAACTGAACCAGCATTAATAGTACTAGCATCACTCATTGTTAATACTAGTTCACCTTCGTCATTAATAGTAGCACTAGTTACTGAAATTCCATTAGTACCATTGGTACCATCTTCACCATGATACTTAACCCAAGTAGTAAATTCAGCTTGAGTAACACTCGAACCTATTTTACTCACAAAAGAAACATACTCTAGTGTATCACTAGGAGTATATGAAAAATTACTTCCAACATTATCAGAAGCAAAAGCTATATATACACTTCTACCATCAGACCCAGTGGCTAATGATAAAGGTATTTTATTATCGTCACAAGTTGAACATCCCATAATTAACAATCACATTGATAGTCACAGAATCTCTGTAACCTTTTTTCCATTTCAGTTTTAACTTTTTCACACATACCTGCTGCTTTATAAGCAAATAGCATACCCTCAATAACTAAGAAATCGTCTATCAAAGAAGTATTGCAGGGGTTTTCACAAACTGCTTTAGCTATTTTAGCTAACTGCTTACTTATACAACATTCAAAATTACATGTAGTAATAACAGTTTGACTATGTGTATAAATATCTGTAGATGTGGTAATTGTATAAGTTACTGTCCAAGTACCATCAGCTAAAGCGTATGAATAATCTGTGTAAGTTATATCTCCAGATACAGGATCTGGAATTTGAGATAATACATCATATGTAAATTCTGTATCACCGTCACTGTCTGTTATTACAATTGTAGCTGCAGTAACATCTTCAGCGTTTATATTAGGGCCTAACCACCCCCCTGTATTATTACTAGCGTGGTATAGACCAGTAGTATCAGTAAATCTGATTTTACTACAAGTTATTTGACACATTTCTAATGTTGGGGAAAAAGCCATAATATTCTATTTTAACAAAAATAATGAAAAAAAGAATACCCCCACAATTAGGGGGTACTCTCTATGTCATTCTGTATAGCTATTATACAAGAGCTAATTCACCACCAGCAGCACCAAAAGCAAGAACTTCTAGTACATCAGTGAAATCATCTCCTGTTGCAGCTAATGCGTAATTCGCAGAAGTTGCTGTAGAAGGTACACATAGGTAAACCACGTATGGTGACACATTATTCGAGAATGAAGTCACATGTGAAGCATCAACAGTAATTGCAATTACGTCATACCCACCTCCAGTTGGAGAAGCTACAGCATTAGCTCTAGGCGAGAATAAGAATTTAAATCCTTCTCTGTGATATTCACCTTCGTTACCTTGGAAGAACCATTCCATCTCAGCAATTTGAGTTGGGTGGTTAGTTCCTTTAGAAGCAGCAGTTGATTTGAAGTTTTCAGTAGTAGTACCGAAATCAACCAATTGAGTATCCCAAAGTGTAACTGAATAGTTGAATTTTCCAGGATCAGCAGATAGTGTAGCTCCTGTCATTACAACACCCCAATCAGCAGCAGCACCTGTTGCAGCAGGGATAACTTGACAAGCATCATCAGCATCTTCGTAAAGCTCAGATACCCCTGTAAAAGGTCTATCCAAAGTTACAAATAAACCAGAGATTTCTTTAACTTCATATACTTCGTATGCTCTAGTAGTAGCATCATCAGTAGTTAAATCTGTTGCTGCAGTGCTTGGAGCAAATCTAATATAATCTCCAACAACTAGAGTACCAGAAGTACCATTATAAGTAAGTGCTGTGGCTACTGAAAGAACTTTTGACCCATTAGTTGCTGTAACAGCATTTGTCATATCATTAGTAGCAGAAGCAGCTACATTACAAATAGCTTTGAAAGTCATAAACTTCTCATCTTCTCTAACAAAGTTATTTACTAGGTTACCAGCAAGACCAATAGCAACTTCAGCTTGAGTTGCAGATGAGTCAGATAGGTAAGAACCATGCTTAACTTTTCTACCATCAGAGTTAGATCTTAACAACTCTTGTACATAGATATGAACTTTATACAAGTTATCGTTAATAGCTTCGATAGAACCAGTTGTTCCATTGTATCCAATAAAGTCTACTTGAGCAGTCGCTGCAGCATAGTCAGTTTTGATACATTTAGTAATATGGTTCTTGTTAATCACAGGAGATACTACTAATTTACCATCAGCTTGTCTAGTGTAGATAACGAAATCGTTCTCTGTAGCAGCTAATGCTTCAGTCATTTCAGTACCGTCTGGTTTGAAAATTCCAATCTCACCTGTTAATAGATCTTGTGGGTGAGTTGCTTTATCTGACCATCCAGTTACATCAGCACCAATATGTAGATATCCTACGTTTCTTTGTGTGTACATGTTTAATGTAGTTTAATTTAACAATATAATTTAATTTATGTTTTACTCGTTTGTCTGATTAAGTAGTAGATTAGTTTGTAATCGCTGGTCTACTGTAATCTCAAGTGCAATTTCTACTGCAATGTCTAACAATCTTCTATGTGTTATTTCATTTAGTATACAATTCACTTGGTTTGTAGTAGTAGTTCTATCAACCACTATATCTGGTAATTGTCTTAGGTATCTTAAATGATAAGTAGTTACAGTGTAATTACCATCAGTTATGATTTCATGACGTTTAGGATCAGTGTTATCAGTAACTCTACTATAATCTAGTCTCCATGCTAATTCTTCATATGGTTGTTTAAATGGGTTTTCAATGTTAACTACATACTCGTCATGAGTAATTGGTTTAACTTTGATTCTATTACCATTTATACATTCATCTTCTGAACTAACTGTGACCTCTTCTTTGATAGCATATAAAAAGTTAGTTGGCAAATCATAGAAAGTACCATTAGGTAGAGAACCTGTTTGAGTAGTAGAAGCTGTAGTAAGTTCAGTATTACTAATTAACTCACTAAAATCTTTTCTACTCTTCTCAGTTTCTTCTAATGCTTCTTTCAGCTTATTAGTACCAGAATAACCTTTTAAAAAGAATCTTTCTTGTGCTTTGTTTAAAATCAAAGAAATTTCAGAGTCTTCATATCCTGGAGCGTCATTGTTTGTAATCTTATCATATAAGACTTCAAACTCATTCGCCATTTCATTTGCTGTCATAGTTATTTATCAGTTTCTTCAATTCTCGCTTGAATTTGAAGTCGGTATTCATCATTAATCCCATCTTTTAACCATGCAATTAACTCATCTTCAGATTTAGCAATAATCTCACCATTAGGTAAAGAGTAAATACTATGATCTTTAGAGATAGCTCTACATGATAAAGCCTTGGAGATAAATACTCTATTATCGTATTCTGCGTCACCAGCAATTTGTAAGAATCCGTCTACGTCTTCATCTATAATATTACCTAGTTCTGTAGATATTTTTTGTATACTCATACTATAGTCAGCTCTCTTACCTGGCTTGTTGCTATAATAAACTTTTAAAAAGTCTACCATTGCAACTTTACCTCTATCTTCTAACTTACCTAAATGTTTGTAAGCTTCAGTATTAGCTGTAACTGACTTGTATTTGCTTCTCTCTTCGTAATCAATATCATCAATGAAGTATTTGATTGTAGCTTTACTATACTTTAATCTACCAGATGGAGCAATTTGCTCTGTATTCATTAGAAGAACTTTATATTTAATATAGTCTTCTGGGTCTGATAAATCTAATATTAGTACCTCATTTCCAAGAGAAACATAATAATCCGCCCAATAGTTCTTATCGAACTTTTTAAACGGGTTTAGATCTTCATCTAAAACTCTTTCAAAGAACTTTTGCTCTGCTGGTGTTAGTGGGTTAGCAATTCTTTGCTTACCAGCTAACGGTGGAGCGTATCTTTTTCTAGCACTTCCAAATACATGGGAAGCTTCATGTGCAGGTGGTAACCATGCTCCTTTTCTACGGACAGGTACAACCTTTACTTTTTTGTTAGGTAATTTAAATTCACCTTCGTTAGCGTCAATTACCTTTACAGTTTTCACTTCTTCTTCTCTTTCTTCCATTTTTATTTATTAAAGTTAAATAAAGTTAGTTAGAGAACAGTATCCCCTAACTAACTTTTTTATTTATTACACAAGAATATTCGGTAACAAAGTTGCAGTTCTAGATGGATCTTTCACCATAATACCACAACATGTAGCTCTGTGTACAGTATACCCATCAGTTGAGTGAGCCATAAGACTTCTTTCACCGTTAGCAGACCAAGGATTTCTCAAACCTGGTTCGTAACCCATGATATCGTCTGACCCTTTAACATATACTTTTCTGATGTTAGGTTCTCCATCTGAAGTACCAACGTCCATGATATCGTATCTGTAAGATTCAGCAACACCACCAGAAGGGTGAAGTTCTTTATTTCTCTCTCTATCATCATACAATGAATGAGTAGCTACAGTAACTCTGATGTTTTGAGGCCCCATGTACTCAACGAATTGTCCACCGTAACCCATAGGTTTCTTAACTCCATCTTTTGAAGTAGTGTAAATTCTTTCATCATCTCTAGCTGGAGTAAACAATTGAGAATAGTTCTCAATAGCTTTATGGAACTGAATAGCACCACGCTCACCAGTTAACATTACAAATTCTCTCTTATCAGTAGGTAGTTTCCCCTCAGAAAGTTCAACTAATACGTCAAGTAAGAAATCAATGTTAAATGCGTTATAAGCAACAGTGTTAGCAGACTCCATTTGTTGTCTAAGACCAGCACCTTGTTTCTTAATGTGTCCAGACTTACCAGTATTTTGATAAGTACCGTCATCTTTTCTATTTGAACGAGAGAACATCATCAATCTGTTCTTTTCCATTCTGAATTGTTTTTCAAATTCAAAATCTTCATACTGTGTCCAAGTAGCATATTGTTGACCATCATCACCCAACCAAGGGAATGCAAGTGGTCTGTTAATCATGTTACCAGGAGTAGTATGCTCCATTCTAATCATAGTAAATGCATTTCTCATTGTGAATGGAGATGTGAAGTTAATCCCACCACCTTTTTTCGACAATGTTTGCTCAACTAAAGAGAAGTCTTTTGAGAATCTCTTACCTGCAGTAAGTTCTTCATAAGGTACAAATAGATCTTCGTCACCAGTTAATAGTTTAACTCGATAAACCCAGTTAGTTCCATCTGGAGTTGGGTTATCTTGAATTTGCATTTGGTATCTCTCATTTTTGTGACCTACAATAACGTGTTCGTCAGTAAACCATTGCTCTGGGAAAACCAATTCAAATTCTGTGAATGCTTTACCTGCTTCTGAAGCAGCAGTAATAGCAGTACCATTAATTCTAGCTTCTACTAGAGGTACATTCTTTTTACCAGAACCTACTAAGTCCCAAGTAAAATCATCATCAGTTTCTAAGTACTTTGGTGTAAATTGATCCAAGAATGAATCTAAATCCAGACCGAAGTTTGTTTGAGCAATTCTAGTCATTAGCTTACTAGCAGCTTGAGGCTTAGTAGCAAAGATAGAACCTAAGTGGTTCTTATCTGTAAGACCTGCCCATGACTTAGCTTCTGTCATTTGAAGGTTACTAATCTTTGGCATTTTTATTTGTTTTTATATAATTTACAATTTAATCTAAAAAGCTGTTAAGTGCATCATCAAATGAACCTGACTTATTACCTCCACCATTTTTAGGTTTATCAGATTTTAAGAATCCTGTACCTTCTTTAAGCAGTTCGTTAAGTCCACTTGCAGCTTTTGCATCTGCAGCTTTTCTTATTTTACTAAAATCTGGTATTTCATTAAACATTCCCAAGTTGTAATAATATGCAATCATCATATCAAACTTTTCTGGGTTTTCTGCTCTTAACTTACCAATAGCATTTACTTTAGCACCATCAATTTCACCTACTGGTGTAGTCATGGTATTATAAATGTTTTTCTTTACTGTATCAGTAAGTGGAATACCAGTTATAATTTCATTTTTAGAGTTGATAAATTCCTCAGTTGATTTTAACTTATTCTGTCTTTCTTCTTCTAAAGATTTCATTTGAGCTTCAGCCTGTTCTTCTAATTGAAGTTTATAAGCCTGCTCATATTTAATAAGTTTGTCTCTGGCTTCAATTGCTTTAGTTTTTAGTTTATCTCCACCTACTTCTTTATAGGTGTTAATAGTATCTGCAGCATCTTCTTCTGAGAAACCAGTTTGGATTAACATTCTCCTAACTAGTTCTTGTTGCCAGTCAACTCTTTGTTCAATCTGTTCATTACTTATTTGTGTATAAGACTCTTCTCTAGCGTTGGAATTTACATAATTCTCAATAGGAACTCCTTTTTCAAATGCTTCTAACGCTTTTTGTTGTTTTTCAGTTAAACCACCTTTAACTTTTTCGTTAATAGATTCATTTAACTTATCACGTAAGAATTGAGCAACATCTTCAACACCTTCTAATTCTTCTTCAGTCACGTTAATGAAGCCCTCTGCACCGAGAGCTGAAACAAGACCAGAAGAAAGAGGAGACGAAGAAGAACCACTACTGTCATCTTCTGTAGTGGAAGAAGTGGTCTTATTATCAGTCTCGTTGGTGTCAGAGGTTTTCACAAATAAATCTGTATCAACTAAACCATCCTCGTTAGGTTGGTTTTGGGTTTCATCAGTAGACGTTGATACTATTTCTTCTTCTTGTGTATCTACTGTTGTTTCTTCTTTCGTCTGTGTTGGGGGAGTACTTTCTCCAGTATTGATTACAGCTTCTTCTAAGTTGAAATCAAAGTCCCCAAACAAATTGTCTCCGTCTTTACTCATTGTTTAAGTATTTAATTTGTTCAAAAATAATAATAAATATTATAAAGGCTAACAAAAAATATTACGTTTAAGCGTTATGTATAGCTATTACTTAGTAGTAGTATTTTTAGGTTTAGCACTTGCTTTTATTCTTTCTACTTCTTTTTGGTGTTTTCTATCCTTCTCGTTTTCTTTAGATTCATGATCTAATTTAGACTGAAGCATTAACTTATCACTTTCAGCTTTTAACTTAGCTATATTAGACTTGGTAGCTTCTCTTTCAAGTTCTATCTCATCAATAATACCATCATTATCAGCATCTCTATCACTAACAAATTTAGCTTGAGCTTTCATATTTTCTATCTGCATTTTATAAGTATACTCCTTATCTATCTTAGACATCTCGAAGTTTTGATTAGCTTCTTGAGCTTCTTTTGCAGCTTGGATATTTTGCTGATTAATTCGTTCAGCTTGCTCTTGTTGTTTTTGTTGTTCTTGTTTCTGTTTAACTTCAGCTTGTTCAAGTCTTCTTCTAGTAGCAGTAATAGAAGGATTCATATAGATATCAATAATTTCTTTAAATGATATCTTATCGTTTTGAAGTCCTGCATGTGCAAATTCTTTTAGAGACTGCATTAGTTCTATATCGTTATGTCCAGATGTAAGTATTACTCCTGCATCACAATCTAATACTGGGTCATCAGCTTCAATAGTAAATGTTTGATCTGTAAGGTCGTCTGTTACATAAGACAGAACTTGTTTCTTACCTTTCCATGCAACTTTAGCTGTTTCTAATAACATAGTCAAAACTTTAGTTTTAACCATATCATGCAAGCTAAAGTACTTCTCAGTAATTATATTAGATTGAGATATAGATCTTTCAACACCTCTAACAGTTTCTCTATTCTCCATTTGACCTTCACGTTGTCTAGTAATACCAGCAATCTGACCAAGTTGTTCTTCTAAGAATTGGAGCATTAGTATATGTTGTTGAATATAGCTACCCATTTCTAAATCTATAGCAGAGGAAGCTCCTGACATTTGACCTGCTAATTTACCTGTAGCTGGCCCTTTCTGTACTTCATTAAAGTCATCTTCAATTAACCACCCATTAATTTCAGCATATTGTAACCACATCTTTGGTTCCCAACCATCTGGCATTTTAGATAAAGATATTTTACCAATTTTACCTTTAGCTCTAGCAAAGGCTAACTCTGTTCTATACATAAATACATTGTATAAGTATTGGTAAGGTTTCATTCTATCCATTAAAGATTTAGATTTAGATACATTAGTGTTGTATGCTAAACCTACATATCCGGAGTGACATTGTGATATATTGTGTATGCTTCTGAATTGGATAGGTCGTTTCTGCATTTTGATGTAAATGGCTTTCTTATCATTTTCACCCATTCCACCACCACCAATTCTAGTAGCTTCTAACCATTCAGAAATCCATACCCATTTAATCTGGTCTGTTAATCCTGGTTTATATCTTTCATCTACAATCTTTTCAAACTTATTATTATCATCATCAAAATAAGTTAAGATACCTACTTTTCTTTTAGTCTTCCATACAACACGCATAACTCTAATGTTACCGTCTGTATCATAAGCAGAACCAAATTGACTTCTAATATCTCTTTCAAGATTAAGAATACCATCCCAAACAATATCTTCTTCTTTGTCACCAATAGATACCATATTATCCCCACCTTCGTAGGAGAACTGGTCATCAATTAATTTAACTTGTTTGTCAGTTAAATCACTATAATATTTATCTAATATTTGACCTTCAGAAAAATACCCATCTTCTATAATAATATCTGCATCATCAATCCAAGGTGATTCACCTGAACGAATAGTATGTAAGTTTAGGGTATTTACTTTTCTAACTACAGGGTTACCATTTTCAATGTCTACACAATATATTTCTTCACCAGCAATAAGTACATCTTCAAAACCTTTAGAAAACATTTCTTTAAGGTTTCTGGTTTGGAATAAATAGTTTAGTATGTGTCTAGCTCGTCTTTCTACTTGGTCTTGCCATTCATAGTTCATGTACTCTTTGAAGTTATCTACTTCTTTTTTAAGTTCATCACGATCTATGTTTTCTTTAGTAACTTGAGATGTAATAAATTTTTTATACTCTTCTTTTTTAGCACGTTCTTTAGCAGAAATAGCTTCATCATTGAGTACTCTAATTTGATAGTCGAATCTTCTTTTTCTTTCTTCACCTATTAGTACATCTATCTTAGGTATAACTAATGGGTAGTTTTGCATTTTAGCAGGAAAAGAATCTGAATCAAACCCATAAGGGTTACACGCTCTTTCGATATCTTTTGTATCTAGAATATCATTATATAGGTCATAATTAATTTGTTTATTAATATATGACTGTCTAATCATAGGATCTCTAAACAGTGCTAAATCTTCAGCAGCCTCTACACACTCTTCATACCATTTCTTAGTCTTCTTAGAATTAGGTAATTTCTGTTTAGGAAACTTTTTATTATATTTTAAGTTTGTACTCATTGTTTAAAAAATATATTACATTTTGTAAAAATACTATAAATATCAAAATTTCATACGTTTTATTTTGTCTACCATATAGCTGTTATTTTTAGTTCCGAATTGTTGGAACCAAAAAGGGTTTCCAGAAACACCTAATTCTTTATCTTCTTTTCTATAATCTAATATCTTATAAATATCTTCTCTATAGATCATAAGCATACCTAAACTAGATACACGGTCAAAGTTACCATCTGGATGCCATGCAATTAATTCTTCTAGTAAAGGTAGTGAACGTATTCTATGTAGATTCAGTACTGGTTCTTCAGCATCTTCTGGTTGATGTAGAGCTGGAGATAGTAACCACTTCTTAACTAGATTTAAAGCATATACATTAACTGCTTTACTAGCTGGTGTACCAAATCTCTTGTTACCTATCTTATTAATAGTAACATTCATTGTATCTCTAAGTATCTCTGGTGTCTCACATAAGAACCCTAGAGAGTTCATGTTTCTGTAGTATGTATATAGCCCCTTCTTATTGTTCTCATAGTTCATGGTAGCATTATAGTACTTAAGTAGTAACCTTTGTTGTTCAAAGTATTCTTCAGTAATCTGTGGTCTACCTGTATATTCTGCAACAATATCTCCAGTAAGGGTATTCATGATAAATGTTGAGAGTAGTGAGTTAGTTCCAGAACCGTCATCATCAACGGGGTCACACCCTGCAATGTATCTGAATCTAGGTATTTGTCCATCACTGTCTGTAATTGGGTGTTCAAATATTTCAATACCACCAGGCATTTGTTCTGTATGTGGAAACTTAGAAATTATATTTACATTATGACCTGTAACATGTTTTATAGCTTGACCATTAACTACCATCTTACCCTTCCATGATGCATTAATTAATGAACTATTTACTTTAACTTCAGCATATCTTTGTTTAAGTTCGTATACTGGGAACAGTGTACCAGTAGTTCTCATTACAGCTTCCTGTGGTACAATAGGTTCTTCAGCCATTCTTTGAGTAATAGCTTTAGGGTCAGTACTATTCTCTCTTACTAATTTTCTATCTACTAGTATTTCTAGTAGTGCCTTTATAACATCTGGTTCACCTGTTTCTTCACAGTAACAACCATTTCTATTGATATAAGCCCCCCAGAAAAAGCCACATTCACCATTAGCATTTTTATCATATACATTAGGTACTGAATAAATGTTATATGCATCTGGGTTGTAGAATAGTTTTTCTGAACCTTCAAAGCTGGCCCCTTCTGTACCCCCTGTACCACCTGCAAGCATGAAACCAAATGATACATCACCATCTTCTACTGCTTTACGGTTTACCCCCCAAGCTTTTTCTAGATTAGGGAAAAGACCATCTTCTTCATAATGAATCAATGGTCCACGAATACCCCTTGCTTTATCTGGGTTATCTTTAAGTGAGATTCCAAATACAGATGAAAGTAGACCTTTTCTTGAACCGTACTCATCTTGAAAACCAAGCTGTATTTCCATATCACTTAGTTTATTAGCTAATCTCAATCTAGGCCATGGGGTATTTTCTGCAATCCAATCTAGATTATCTACTACCTTACCCCATATACCTTTATCACCTTCTAGGAATGTTTTTTCAGATGCTAGGTGAAAGTTAGGGTTACCAGACCCTGGTAATGTATACATATTACATGGAGAAATACTACCCATCTTAAATGAGAAACCTACCCCCCTTGTTTTAAGTAGTTTACCATGTTTACCTTTCTCTCTAGCTTGGTCTATATAGTGGTAGTATAAATAATCACCTAACCATGGTTTAGGAAACTTTCTCTTTCTTTCCCCTTTTTGTTTAGTTTTTGCATCTTTAGCTTTAGGGTTAAGTATCTTGTATAACCATTCTTCTAAAGTAAGATCTTCTACATCTTTTTCAACTAACCATATTGGTGAGTAGTTCCAGTAGAAGTATAAGTAACCAGGTATCCATTCACCATCAGATTCTCTAACTAGACCATGTTTACATCTTTTAAGTTCTTCTTTCCAGAATAAAGCATACTCTGATTTGGGATTGGGATTAGGTGTTATATTGGTATATCTACCATGAGTTTCAAAGAATATGGCTCTTTCTCTAAAGTAGTCCATATCTTCTAAGATGTGTGGGTTAGTTATATCTATTACCCTTTTACCAGTTTTTTCATTTAGTTCTCTAGCTGTAATAGTTTCTCTATGCTCTGATACTAAAGAAGCAATCATAGGCACAGAGTCTATATATTCTATAAGACTTTCAACAATATCTGCAGGTAATTGTTCAAGTAGTTCTGCAGTTAGTTCAGTTTGATATTTATTAAATGTAAACTCCATTATATTTTTAGACCCTCTTCAAACATACCCATCTTTTTAGAACCCTTCATTCTACCCTCAGTTTCTTTCTTCTCTTTAATTACTTCTTTTTCTGCGGCTTTAAGGTCTTGCATAATGGTTTTCACATCTTTTAAAGCTCTAGTAATATCTGCTGGTTTATATACAGGTTTACCATGTTGGTCTAGTGTATTAAGAAGGTCATCTCTTTCTAAGAATTTTCTAACTGTACCTACAGCTTTTTCTGCAGATCTATAAAGTTCCTGTAATAAAGTAGTAGACCTTTCTTTATAGAAATCTACAGCTTCTTTAATGACTTTATCGTATACCCAATCTTCTGGTAATTCTATATCTTTTTTGATTTCAGTTATCCTTTCGTCATCATCAAGTATATACATATAATCAGAACGTATATCACAGTATAGATAAACAAAAAGCATTTCTTTGATTGCATTGGCTTTGTGTTTAGTTTTATCTCTCTTAGCTATAGCTTTAAATGGAGAAAGACCCCACGCTAGGGGGTCTACTCTCAAACTATAGTCTTTAGTATCTATCTCAAATAAATTCATTACTCTTTGTATTTACCTAAGATAATAGATTCATAAATAATATGCCATTTAAAAGCTTCATCCCAAGCTTTCTTCTTAGCGTCTTTTACAACACCAGGCATCTTCTCATACTTTTTAGTATATTCTACATAAGCACGTTCATCAATACCAGAACCCATCTGGTCTTGGTATCCATCTTTAAGATATAGCTTATCACCAATACTTACAGATTTAACGGCTGCACCGTGACCAATTACTTCAAAGTATGGTTCTTCAAATGCAATAGGTGTCTGCTCCATAATGATAGAAGTCTTTTTCACATTCCACTTTAACCATATAGAATTACCTATTGGTACTACTGGGCATTCATCAACTGATACTCCAACATTGTCATTACCTGCTGCAATCTGTTGTTTTTGTCCCTCCTTTAAGATGTTAGCTGCTTCTGTCTTTTCAGCTTTGTCAGAAATAATTTCTGGTTTTTTCGTCTCACTCATTTTTATTTAGTTTTTAATTTTTATTTTAAATAATAGCTTACCTGCAAATACCCATTCTAATGTACACTTGTTAGTTTGATCTGTTGTGGGTCTAAAGAAGTTAGCAAAGTAACTTTCATTTTCTCCATCAGCATAATCAAGGTCATCACTAAATGAATCGTAATCTGCTTGTGTCATTATGACTGTAGTTTTACCTGCTTCTATTCTCTGGTTAAGAAATGTATACAATTCTTCTAATGATGTATACTTCCAAGTTAGAGTAGCTTTGGTAAACTTATTTATTATTCTTAGTTTAGATCTGCCTCTTGTCATAATAACTCTTAAAATATTTACTTTCTTTTCTATGTATTGTAGGATGACCTGTTTCCTGGTCTTTAACCCTTTGTTCAAATGTTGAGGTTAACTCTAACATTCCATCTTCAGTTTTATCAAATCTCAAATCATTATCCAAGATGTAATAGCTTCCACCAAATCTGCACTCCTTATAGTCTTTACGAAGTTTATCAAATTCTTCTTGTGTTATTTTATCACCTATTTGCATATACATTTACTTTAGCTCCATGAAATGTTAATGTTGTATATTTAGCATTTACATTGTTAATATTAAAGGTAGCATCCACCATAAGATATTTCTGTACATCATGTTGAAATTTATTAAATTCTTCTATAGTAAATTCTACATCAAATTCTAATTCACTGACATTATCAAAACTTTCAGATATTTTATATACTATACTTTTCTCTAAAGTTTCTAAATCAGTATAAGGCTCACTCGCTAATGTCTGTTTTAATTTCATTATCCTCTTTTTCTTTTTGTTCTTGTTGTAGTCTAACAGCTTCTTCAACTTCTTTCTTATTATAAGTACCTACATTAGAATACCTTGCTAATTTTTCTGCAGTCTCTAAGTTTTCCATACCTTTAGCCATTACTTCTTCAGATATTTCCATATCTGCTGCTGCTTTAACCATTCCTCTCGCTATCTTATAGTTAGCAATAGCCTCAGTATTCTTTGAGAACCATACCATTCTGCCTCTAGTCTTCTGGTACCTCTTAATATGATGCCTTCTAATTTGATATTCTAGAAATGTTTCATCTGGAAATCTCTTATTTATAAGTGAATGTATTAACTTACACTCCACTATATTATCTTCTTCAGTTTTAATCTTATAGTTAGAATATTGATATCCATACTCATCATTTGTAAGTATCTCTTCATCTACCTTTAAGTTTAGTGCCTCTTTCTTATTCATGTTTTCTTCTTAATTACTGATTCAAATTTAGTTACTTCTTCTTCTGTTAATATAAACTTCATTCCATTATTGTCAAGCAATCTTAAAACTTCAATAAGATCATACCTAGTAGTAATACCATCAAAATCTAAAACATAAGTACTATCCTTTACTTTTTTGTTGTACTCTTTCTGAAGTCTTTCTTTTTGTATAGCTCGTTCTTTTCTTTCTTCGTTTACAATCTTTCTTACTATTTTTTCTAGCCATTTCATTTCTTACTATTTTTAGTTGCTATCATTCTTTTTATTACTCCTTTTTTACAATATATCTTACCTAGATTAATTAGATTAACATTCTTAAAAGTATCTGGATTATCATGTACTCCTTCTTTCATTATCTCCCTAGTACATTTAAACTGAGATTCAAAGATATGTTTAGCTTGTTCAAAGCTAATACCATTCTCTTTAGCTACTTTAGTTATTATTTCCTGTAATCTAAAATTCATTCTGCTATATGTGTTACTACTATAGTAAAAGTCTCTCCATCAAAATGAGTACGCCATACTAACCATCCCATACCCTGACTTTTCATATTCATTGAGACTTCTTCTAACCATATTAACTTATTTACATACTCTTCAACTGTAAAGCCACTTTTTTCATAGCTCATTGTTTCTATCATTTCTCTGGGCCTACATAATCTAATATACTAACTACCTCTTCATCAGTAAGTATTACATGTATATCTCCATAATCATAAGAACATAACATATATACATCATCTCTATCAAAAGTATCTTTAGTCTCTTCCCTAGTATCATTAACTGCATAGATATTCTTTCTAAGTAATCTTTTCTTCATAACTACAGTATCAGCTTCATTAAGCTTTGATTCTAGTACATACTTATCTTCATTGTCATCTACTTCTACATTCTTAGCAATATAATTAAGTATTATCCATTTACCACTTACTATGTAATTACTCATTGTTATCTATCTTTAGTTTAAAAGTTATATCTAATGTATTCTCGTCTATAAATACCTGATGACCTTCTGGTATCTGGTTATTTACTATAAGACTATTCTTTCTCAACTCAGAAAAACAATTCTGAAGCACACTCTTAGCTATACCTAATTCTTCAGTAATAACATTTCTATACTTAGTACTAAATATTAGATCAAACCTATCATTATCTGGTAGATTTTTCTTCTCATTATTTAGATATAGAAGATAAGCATATACATCAGCCTCTCGTTTTCTAATCTTCAATAAAGGTTGCAGTAACTCTACATAAGCTCTGTAGAGCTTCTGCTTACCTTTAATTGGAATGGGTACATTTATTCTATTTCTCATCTCTCAATTCTTCAGAGACAAATATAATAAAAAATATTATACCTACAAACAATTCCTATTATAATACTACAAAATGAAATACAATATCATCTGAGAGTGTTGTAGTTGCGTGATTATTCACAATAGATATAGAACATCCTCCAGCATAAGACTGATATGCAAAAGATAAGTTTCTATCTCCACCTGTCCATGTACCTGTCATATGTTCTGTAAACAATACAATAGAATCTGCACCAATTTCAGAGTTATTCATTTCAAATAAAGCTCCTGCTCCAGCAGCAATATTTGGATTACTTACAGTAGTAATCTTACCTTGTCTAGAATTAAGAGTAACATCTGTACCTATATTAGTAGCTTGTGTAACTGACCCTTTTGGAGTAAGAGTAAGTTCTGATTGTGAAGTACTACTATTATCATATGCTGAATCAAAAGTAGTCTTATTAATTCTTTTAAGTTCATCAGATCCCTTTTCAGTAACTAGTACATAATCCAGCTTATCTGTACCCAAGGTTTCTTTTAGTTGTTGTTTTTTAACAATTCCCATAATATATTATTTTATTTAGTTTAAACTACAGCAAAAGTAAAGATTAAAAAAAACTTATCCAAATACTTGCTTATCTGAAATTAAAGTACTAGCTTTGTGCAAGACTAGTCTACTATAGTATACTTGTTTACTTTTCTGGGGTAAGAGTTTTAAAGAGAAACCCCTGTAGAAGTTTTTAAAATTAGTTCTTTTTAAACTGTTCTGTTTTCTATGCACTTATTCTAGTGCAGCCCCCACTCATTTCTATCTTGTTTCATACTGGTTATTTTTACGCTTTCCTGATGGGTGGGGCGTATTCTATAATAAATCAATAATGTTCACTATTTTAAACAAAATAATAAGATCCGTTTAATATCTTGAACAAATTAAATTTTTTATTTTTTTTTTAATTTTTAAAATGATGAAAATTAACGAATGTGTGTTCTACCTAATAAATAACCCCCACTAAATTTTGGCGTGGGGTAACCACGCCGCTATGTTTAATTTAAAACTTATCTATATGCAATCATTAGAGAAATTCTATGCAGAAAGAAAGATTGAAGCGCAAAGCGTTGTTCGTCTAAACAAGAACGATTATCCATACATCACATTCATCAATGATGATGGTGAAGCAGAAAACATCTACTTTGGTGTTGAAGCTGGTAAGAAAGTTAGTGCTGGTCAGCACATCACAGACTTACCATTGGATACAATGGTCGTTGTTGAGACGCAGAACGCAGAGGGTGAAACTAGACTGAAGCTTGCATTCAGCTCTGGCGAAATCACTGCTTCTCCTTTCAAGAAGTAGCACTGAACCACAGCACACGGGAGTGTGTGTTGTGGTTTTATTCTTTTTCGTTGCACTAACGAATAATAAAATCAAATACATTTACCAATCATATATTTATTAACCAATCAATCTATCAATCATGAAGAGACATTTTATTATTGTTGATGGTGTTCTTACAACTCTTGATAACATTATCAACCCAAATGCTTAAGGTATTTGAGGTAATTGACTAAGAATCAGAGTTTTATCACATACTTGGTAACAGAAATGTGATTACTAATAAACAAACAGCCTATTTCTGGGTTGTTTGTATCTTGATTAAAAACTAATCAATAGTAATATTAATAGCTAATACATATTATACCAATGGTATTATAAGAGTTCGATTCTCTTAGGTACAACGAGAGGTGCGTGCCATAGAGCCGAAGTAAGATGTGGTGACACACGCTATGTTTACTCATAGTCCAAATTGACCCTTCTGGGCAATCGGGTTGATAGTCACCTTGGAACAGAAGACTATCATTTTAATTTTAAACCTATCAATCATGGAAAAACTATCACCTATTGAAGCAATTCATATGATAAACAATGAATCATACTGTCACTTTAATTCATGTGGTTGTTGTGGTGTTGAGTATAAATATGAATTAAACAATTCAATATTATATCAAGTAACAGTAACACATTATGCTGGAGATATTAAATCAATAGATAAAACTCCAGAAGCTATTGTTATTCAAAAAAACAATTAAAGAACTCTTATCCAATGCTGGTAAATAAAAATAAATATTTCAGTGGTGCGTGAAGAAGGAGTAATTACCTTCAAACTTTTTAGACTGTACCTTTTATTAGATAAGCCGAAGGATAGCAACCTTGTAAGAGTTCTTTGTAAATACTAACTTATTTAACTTTAAACTTATCAATTATGAAAAAACTAATATGTAGAATATTTGGACATAAATGGTATACAGAAGCTGACATATATTATACTAAAACATATACAGTATTTTATAATCATGTATGTCTTAGATGTGGTAAAGAAATAAGAGATTAACCCCCTTTTAACAACCGAATAAAATACTAATCCTATAACACATCATATCTTAGGCTCGACCAACGATAGATAGATGTAACACGCTGAAGAGTAGTTGTAGGTATAAAAGCTCTAGCAGACTGTTGGAGCTTTTATTTTATTAATTAAAACTTATCAATTATGATTACATTATCAATAATACCAAACTTTAAAGGTGATACATGGTTAGACTATGTATATGCCACAATAATAACACTATCATTAGACAGTATGTATATTGTTCCAATGATGCTATAAATCTATTAACATGGGAGGAGTAACACTATTATTTATATTAATGATATTATTCGCCATAAAAATGTCTCAATAATATCATACAACAACCAAGTTTTATCCAATCATCAATCATATAGAGATAATTAACAAAAAACGGGAGTAAAGGACGTCACCTCTTGGTTGTTTTTTAAATTTATCAACTATGAAAAATCAAAATAAAAATGCAGTAGATAAATACTTTATTATAGATCTTAATACAATGGATTACTTTAAAGATAATGAAAATAAAATTAATCTATTTGATACTGAAGAACAAGCATGTATAACATGTGGTATATATGAACTTGAAAATGTATTGGTTTGTAGAGGAGTATTCAATCATATTGAAGGTGAAGATTAACTCCTTTTTAACAACCGAATTAATAATATACCGATAAGTCTGGACAAGATTAGTCACTACCAACGTACAAATGTGTATGAGGATATACTTTGAAGACGGATTTCCATAAGATGTAGTAGAACTACAGTTCAAGTGCCACAAAAAGTGGACTAACACTAATATATAGATCAGCTATCAATGGGATAGTATCTGGACAGTTGAGATGTACACAACACTGTTTGGTCTTATGGATAGGTATTTTTTAACAATCGAATAAAATATTTATTAATCACTATTAGTTAAGCTCCTATCAAATTAGTTTAAAAGCTAATGTAGTAGTGTGATGCTTGAGAATTAGTAAAGAGTGTACATATAGAAAGTTCAAAGAGTAGCTTCTAATAGTGATTAATAATTAAATATTAACCATAAAAACAAACATGATGAATATGTTAGGACGAGCTATTGAAATAGCAACTACTGCACATGCTGGACAAACAGATAAAGGTGGGAAGCCTTATATCTTACACCCATTATGGGTAATGAATCAAGTAAAACATTTAGGTGAAGACTATATGATAGTAGCAATACTACATGATGTAGTT